CAGCTGATCTGCGACCACGATTCGGTCCGCGTCAGCAACCGCTACACGGCGGTATCAATTGATACCATGGCCAAGGCCCTCACCAAGGCCATCAAGCTGCCCAGTTGACGTTCACGCCCCGGGTATCGAGGTGGACAAACGTCCGGTAAAGCCCCAGCCCGCCCTTGAATTTCCCGTCCCGCCGCATCTCGAGCAGGATCTTGTACAGGGCCGCCGGCTGCTCGGTGCCGAGATCCAGCGCACAGAACCTCATGTGCTGGCTCGCCCTGGCCCCGCCAATGCGCCGGTTGTACGCCGGCGAGCGGTAGGCCGAAAGAATGCGGATCGGCTTGCCCAGCTTCTCGCGGGCCTCATCGGCCACCACCGCGGTCGGGATCATGTTCTTCCAAAGCGATTGCGGTGGCGGAGTATTCAGCCCCAAGGTCGCATCGCTCGATCCGCGGAAAAACAACTCCTCCGCCGTGAAGTGTTTCACGCCGGCAACATTCAACATTGCTCGAAATGCATGCATTAGAAGTTCGCCTTTCCTTTGATCCAGAATCGTTTCCCGTCCACGTCCGCCCGGAGCGAGGCCAGCAGCCTTTGCCAGAATGGACGCCGGTCTTCCGGTTCCGGTTCCTTGGTTATGAATTTGGCAAGGCCCGCCGGACTTCCGTATAGGTCACCGGACCGGCATAGCCATCCACCGGGGCGTTCACCACGGCCTGGATCTTTTTGACCCCGTTGCTCTGGGCCGCGTTCGTCGCGTAATTGATCACGCTGACCAGCGCGGCCATGAGAAAACCCGTGACCGCCGCGGGGTCAATGTGGCTGGCCAAGGTGGGATCGTGCGCGGCCACCCGCGTCACCGCGGCGGCCACCAGGGCGGCAATCGCCGGCGTCAGCAGGCTGCCCCCCTTGGAAACAAGGAATCGGAGGATGAAGGATTTCATTTGAGTAATTTCACGCGCTGCACCGCGCTTTCGATAGTCCACCGGAGCAGCGATTCGGTGGCGGAAATTCCTTGGTCCAGTGCCGCCCTCTTGAGCGACAGCAGTGCTTGGTCACGCTTGGCCCCGCTCGGCAGGTCCGTCTTGTTCAGATTGCGAACCACGTCCACCGCGAGCGGCAACAAGGCCGTGGCCCCGGTGCGAAAAATATCGCGCAGCAGCGGAAGATAAAAATTCCACAAGGCCAGCGAGATCCCTGCGAGTGTGGCGAAAAAAGCGTTCATGGTTTTCGACTAATCCTCCGCGGGTTGATCGGGTCCGGCAAGTTGCTTTTCGATGGTTTGCATGATTGGCAAGATGACCACCGCGGCATTGGCACCGCCGGACCGGATCGCGGCATCGAGCGATTGCTGCACGATCTTGGCCTCGGCCTCGGTGAGTGTGACTTGCTTATTCATTGGGCTGCTCCTGCTGGCTGGCCAAGTAGGCTTGGGTCGCGGGAATCGCGGCGAGGACTGCGGCGAACGCGGCGGCGAGTTCGGGAACCGCTGCCATGATTTCGGGCGTCAACGGCGCGGTTATCTTTTGGACGAGGCTTCCGTTTGCGAGTTCGCCGTCTGCCGTAGCGGGCAGAAGCTCCACGGTGATGCTGCCGGAATCAGTGGTCGGCTGGATGGCGGACAGACTGTAAACGTGCAGGCGGTCGTAGACCTTGGCGGCAACGGCGGGCGCTTCGATGGGATTAGGGTTGGTTAGCATAATTACAGTGCCTCGGCTGGCACCTTGTAGGCGGTGCCGTTGGAGTCGTAGACGACGAGGTAACCCGTGGCGGTCGGTGCGCCAGCAGTGTAGGCCGTCTCGGTGGTGAGCTTGCCTTGGATGGCGGTAAACGCGCTGTCGTCGCCAAGGCGCACTTGAAGCGTTGTGGTGCTGACTTTAAGCGCGGGAAAGCTGGAACTTTCTGGCCCGAACGCAAGCCGATCAAAACCGTCCGAAGCGTTGTTGAGTAGCTGCACCCTGCTGTTGGCAGGACTGGCAATGCGTGAACGGCTTCCAAGCCACCTAAATTGACCCGCTGCATTTACCGCCATATTCCCCGCCGATACTTCGCCGTTGAAAGAGTGACTGGTGTTTCCGATTGTTAGTTGAGCCACGCCAGATCGAATAAATTCGATATTGCGTGCAGATCCGCCGCCAGACCCAGCCTCCACCCCGATCTGAAACACGTTGCTCGACCACTTGAGGAAGCCGCGTTCGTGGTTCGTGGTGGAGGTGAAGGTGTTGTAGATGTTGAAGGTTTGGGCGTTGGTCGTGCGGCGTTGGGCGAGCGTGTCGGAAGCCCCATCTCGTAGAAGGGCAACATCTCCTGCCGCTGTTCCCGATGCGGTAGCCAAAAACTCTAACGATGAGCCAATACCTAATGTATCCGCAAAGTTTAATCCAACGCCTCCTCCTGTGCGCGTGCGTGCAGTCCACCTCAAGCCGCTTCCGCCGCACCTAATTAGCGTGGCGTTGACGTTTGATTCGCCACGACGAATGGCAAACGCCTCGCCACCATCAAGATTGATATTGAAGTAAGAGCTTGCACTGGCGCTTGCCGTATTGGTCAACGAAAGGTTTAGCCCAGTGAAAGTTGTTCCGCTCGCGTTCCACGTTTGGCTCAAATCCAGCACAGGCGCGGACGCCGTGAGCGTGCCGTTGTTGGCGGTGAGCGTGGTGAAGGCTCCGGCTTGTCCCGAAACCATCATCTGCCCGTTGCCCGCGGGGCCGGTGACGGTGCGGATGGTCGCGGTGGGCAGACCGGACAAATCAAACTTCAATTCCTTGGTCGGGTCGGTCGAGTTATACAGTTCCCAATTGGCGTCTGCATTCACCTCTGGAAACGCGCCAAGGTAAGTCCAATCCGCGGTCACGCCATTGTTGGCCACTCGCACATACAGTCCCGCGGGCCGTCGAGAAATTAGCCACAGGCCGGAACCCGCCTTGGCAAGGAAAACGGAGTCGAGGGCTGGTGTTCCCAAACTGGTAGGTAGCAAAGAACTGTCAGCCACTACCCCATCAATGTAGCTGGCCCCTCCACCGACAAGGTCGAGTTGGCCGGTGATTGGATTGTAGTCGAAGTTCGCCACTGCTTACGTCCAGTAAGTGTCCTTCACCTCGTCGCCGTTGTAGCGGATGTTCTTCGTGGCGATGAGCGTGCCGGTTTCCGTCGCCGGATTGTAGGTCGAAAAGTATTCGATCTTTGTCACCTTGCCCGTCGTGTAGGTAAACTTCTCCGCGGTCGCTCCGGCGGGCTTGTCCGCGGCAAGCAGCGCGGGCTTACCATCCGGCCCCTGCGCGACAAGGACGACATTGGAGGCAACTTTGTTCCAGTCTTGGATTTTAACCATACTCATTTACCTCCCCGTAGTGTCGCGTGAACGTCGCGGATCGACTGGTCGATCTGGTGCAGCGAGTCGTTAAGTTTCTCCGCGTGCGCGTGGCGCTGGTCGCGCTCTTGCTTTAGTTCAACAAGAAAGCTGTCGCGGGCCTTGTCCAGATGCGCGATAAATGCCGGAGCGACCTTGACCAGCAGCATGATGGCGCTAAAGGCAACCAGTCCAAAGCTGCCCAGTTCGGCCACAGTGCGGAGCCAGCCAAAGGATTCCATGACCGGCGCGGCGGTGGCAAACACGCCGAATGTTCCGGCGGTCAGCATAGCGGCGCTTGTTTTGAGTTCCAAGATCATGGCGTTTCAACCCCCAAGATGAACATGGCCTCCGCGACGAGTTCCTCAAAGGTGTGCGGCGGTGCGGCGAAAGTTGTCTGCCCCTGCGCGGCTTGGATCGTGATGGCGTTAACCCAATCGTAGACGGCCTCAAGCATGGGCGCGTCCTCTTCGGGAAACGTGTCGCGCCAGTCTTTCATCTGAAGCAAGCGAGCGGTGCTGAAGTGTGACGCGATGTGGGCCTCGGCCAGCGCCAGCGGCGACGGCGGCTCCGGTTGCGGGCGGTTCTGGATTTCCGCGATTTCCTCCGGCGTGAGCGGAATAACTTGCTGTTCTCCGGTGATGACGTTGACTTCGATGCGATCCATAGTATTAGCCTTCGTAAATAATGCTGACGCTGCCCGCGTCGAAAGCGTCGGACCCGTTGACGGTTGTCAAGCGGACGCGGTCGAGGACTTGTGAGATGTCAACGGATCCAGCGCCGGTAATAACTTGCGTTGTGCTTGGCGAAAGCGTGTGCGAAGCAACCCACTGCGCCCCGCCTATCAATGCAATAGTCATATGTCCGCGAACACTTGCCGCCGCCGCGTTTACTCGCGCTATAAATCCAGACGTATCGTTGGAAATGGCGGTCGTGGAGGAATCATATTGCGCCGATGACGAAACGTAACCGGAAGAAACTACCCCAGACGAAGTGCCAAGCCTAATTAACAAGTTGCTTGTGCCATTTGTGCTTACGCCATTCAACATCACCGTAATGCGCTTCACCCAAGATGGAATACCAGTAAAGTCTATGCTGGTGCCGCTGGTGGTGGCGACTGATGTGGCGAGCGTCAGCGGTTGAGAAAGTTTGGCCGGAGTGACGGCGGCGTTCGCAATATTCGCCGTCGGCACAACGCCAGTTGTCAGCGTCGTGGCGTCGTCGAACGTGATGCCGTTAGATGTGATGGAGGTTGGCATGGGTTATCGGAAAATTTGCACAGACACAAAGGCGGCATCTACCAAGCCGACGCCGTCAAATCTTGTAACTTCCACTCGCGCTGTTGTTGTCGTAAATGGATCTGTTGAGTCTGGAAACCTTGCCGTTCCAACACCGCCCGCGACTACGCGACCAGCCGTGACAGACGCGCTATAATTGGCATCCGGCATTGCTGTAGAAAAAGTTATCGTGTAATCGCCTGTCGCGTTTTTTAGCACGCTCGCCACATTCCCGCTGGCTCGGATTCGCACATTGGCTCCGTTAGTTGATGCGCCAGTATCCGCTTCGTTGCGGCCACCATTAAAAGTCACCCAAGCGCGGCACGCATAGATCGGCGGCGAGTTGTCGGCGTTGAGCGCCTTCTTAATT